GTCGAGGCTGGCGCCGACGAGGCTGGCGCCGTCGAGGCTGGCGCCGTCGAGGCTGGCGCCGACGAGGCTGGCGCCGTCGAGGCTGGCGCCGTCGAGGCTGGCGCCGACGAGGCTGGCGCGGTCGAGGCTGGCGCCGTCGAGGCTGGCGCCGTCGAGGCTGGCGCCGACGAGGCTGGCGCCGACGAGGCTGGCGCCGACTTTCACAGCCGCCCTGACCGCCAAACCAAGCTTCAACGAAACCGGCGCATCTTCGCCGCACTTGATCCCGGCGGTGAAAATGACGGCGCCGGTGAGGCGCGATTTGATCTCGAATTGCATGTCACATTCCTCCTAGAAAAGCCTGCCCGAAGGCGGCGACGACGGCGACGACTGCCGCCAGTGCCAGCAACGCCGACACGCGCTCGCGGTGGATGCGCGCGGCATAGTCGGCCGGGATCGGGCCATCGTCGTGGCGACGGCCGGCGCGGGTTGAGCGGGTCATTGGTCGTGCTCCCAAAGCCGCATGCAGATGACGCAAAGGAGCGCAACGATAAGCGCCGGATAGGCATCACGACCGGCTAGTGAGAGCACCGCTGCGACGGCCACATTGACCAAGGCCGCAATCGACGCCACGAACTGGACGGTATTCATAGCAAATCCCGCAGCGCCAGCAGCGCGACCATGACGGCGACAAAGGCGACTGCTGCCCAAGCGAGGCGCTGCGCGTCGGGGTCGTTCGGGTGGTGGGTCATTGGCCGGTCGCCTTGGCGATGGCGGCGCGGGCGGTCATATAGTCCTCGACCGCGATGGCCTTGCGCCACCGCTCGGCCTCGGCCTTGTCTGGCCAGGCGTCGCAGACAAGAAGCAGCGTGTCGGTCAGCGTCGGCGAGGCGCCCATCGCCCGGCGCGCGAAGGCGAGGCTGGCGACGTGGTGCCGGGCCAGCAGCTCCTCATCGGCCGCGAAATTGGGCCGCGGCTGCCCTTCTTGATCGGCCGCATAGGGACGCGGCGGCGGGACATAGCCAACAGGCGCGCCGACTGCGGCGAGGATGTCGGCGAAGATGGGGTGAGGGCCAGTCATTGCGCCGCCTCCGCCACCTGCGGATTGACGACACGGAAACGGGCGAGGAGAGTGAGGTCGCGGCGGAACCTGTCGCGTTCATGCCGCCAGACCTTGGCCTCATGCTCGGCGCCGAGGCTGGGCACATCGAAAAGCTCGTCGGTCTTGCCGTCGCGGTAGCAGGCGGCAAGGCGGGCCTGTGCGGCGGCTTCCTGATTGGCGACCTGGCGTTCGGCAACATCGGGTCCGCCGACAGCCTCAATCCAGCGCGCGAAATTGGCCAGCATTTCGGCCATCGCCGCATCGACATTGGCCGCTCCCGTCGGCCTCAACTCGGGGATGGTCATCTTCGTCTCCCACATCACCGCCGTCTCGCGAGCCGGGCGGCTGGTCGGGCGTTATCAGGAGACTATTAGTCCGCGGCAGGGCGGTCAAGAAAATTATTAGTGGACTATTTTTTAGGGCACGGAAGCCCTGCTTCGCGCGCTTCCCCGCAAGTCAGAATGACCGGCGGCTCGTATCCCCTCACGGTGAAGAGATAGTAGCGCGTGCGATCCGAGCAGGTCGCGATGATCGCTCTTCGCTCAGTGCGCCATGCGTCGACGACACGATGGCATGGCCTATCGGCTTCTCGTAGAAGCGCATATGCAACCTGGGCGGCGTCGCCTGCCGGAGCAGGCGCGATTGTCGCGAGCCCGGCCGCAGCGCTAGCCCAGATCAAGGCCAGCCGCCGACAGCAAGGCCACTCGTTTGCCCGAGCGATAGCCGTAGATCACAACCGATTCGAGATCGGGCGGCATGCTCTGCCCCCAAATCTCGCACGCAACGGCTTGGGCAAGCATGCGTTTCACCTCGGCCGGAGCCGCCGCCCAGACTTCGTCTTCGACCTCGAGTTTGTCGGGCTTAGGGCGCCGCATGACAAGGCCCCCTTCAACGGCGCGCGCAATGAAGCGCGTGCACAGATCCCGCTCAGCCTGTGAAAGGCTGGGCTGCGACGGCGGTCCATAGTTGCTCGCGTCCGGCGCGCTTCCTCGGCGATCGGACAGGAGTGCCGTCACAATGACGCCTGCCCCAACGAGTAGGATGACAGCATTGATTCGGCGCTGGCGAGCCTCGCCCTCAAGCTCGGCCTCCGAAAACTCGTAACGGCAGAACCGACAAATGGCGGCGCGGTCTTGAATGCGCTCGCGGCATCCAGGGCAACGCTTCATGCCAGGCGACGACCTGCCCAACGCGCCCTACCATAGATGTCGATTGCCGCGCGCGCCATTGTCTCTGTGGGATAGAGCGGATCGTCCGCTTTGACGAGAACAGAATCGGCCGAAGCGGCTGCAATCAACCTTCGCAGCATGATCCGACCGCTGGCTCTCAGCACATAAATGCCATCGACCACAAAGGCGCGTTCGTTGCGATTGACCAGAACCGAGTCGCCGGTTGCCAGCGTGGGGGCCATGCTGTTGTCGTCCACCGTGAGCATTGCCCAATCAGGCGCGACCTCGGTGTCGATGGACACAATGTCTGCTGGCAGATATCGCACGGCCGGCTCCGCCGCGAAAGCTGAGACATAGGCGCTCGGCAGATACGAAACCCTGAGAAGGTTGAGAGATCGCGCCATCGCCTCGGTCAGTCCGCCGATGGTGGGCAGATAACCTGGTTGATCTGCCGGCGGCTCGGGCGAATCGGCCTCCCCCAGCAGATAATCCACACTGGTGCTGAGCACCCGCGCGAGCTCAGGCAAGTAGCGCGACCTACGGGTTTGCCCAGAGAGGATTTGGTTGAGCGCGCCCTGGGTCAGGCCAACCGCGCGCGCAAGGGTCGACTGGTTATAGCCCTCCCTCAACATCAGTTCCCTAAGCCGATCGACGCGCATGGCCTATCTGCCAGCCACATCGGGCGACACGCCACGACAGATGCCTATTGACTGCTCTATGAGAGTGCTAATAGTTGTCGGTATGGACCGGCCACTTCCGCTTTCCGAGCTCGTGCGGTTGGCAGGCGGGCAGTCGGCGCTTGCCGACAGGCTTGGCTGCACGCAGGGCAACATCTCGCAACTGCTGAAACGCAACTCGCCCCTTCCGGCGCGTTTCGTGCTTGCAGCCGAAACCGCGCTTGCGGTGCCGCGAGAGCGCATCCGCCCCGATCTCTTCGGCACCCCCGCCCCCGCCGAGGCCGGCCGATGACCGCCCGCGCCCAGCATAAGTCTCGTGAGGGCTCCGCCTTTTCCCTGCGACCGGCCGTCGCGCGGGCCCAGCACGACCTGCCGGCGCGGGGAAGCGCACCGGTCAACGGGGTGGAGCCCGCATCGGCGCGTGCGCCGATGGCAACAGGCCCCGAAGGCGTGAAGACGGCCCCCCATCATCGCGGCGCGTCCTAGCCCATGGCCGCCCCCAGAATCCCGGGCAATCGCCCCGACATTTCCAGTTCGCAGGCGCTTAAGGCGTTCGCTCGCGCCCTCTCCGACGCGAAAGACCAGGCCGGCCTGACAGATGCGGCCGTCGCCGACACGCTGGGTCGCAGCCTGGAGTCGGCGCGGCTCTACCGGCTGGGCGATTCGGAGATTGCGCTGAGCGCTTTCCTGCGCGCGATCGCGGCGTTCGGCGAGACGATGAGCCCGGTGCTGGCGCTTGCCGGCTACCGGCTGGTGCCGGTGCAAGCCGAGATCACTGCCGATCTGCCCAAGGGAATCGTGCTTTCGAACATGCTGCACGAACTGCTGGTGGCGGTGCAGGACGGCGAACTGTGCGACGCCGACCTGCGGGACATGGCGGACGAGATTGCCCAAAGCGCCGCCTTGCTGGACGAGCTGCGCGACCGGCTGGCGACGGTGCGGGGGGAAAGCCGGTGAGCGCGCCTCCCGCCTGTCGGACGTGCCGCTTCTGGGAGGGACGCGGCACCTTCGGCGATTGCCGCCGGCAACCGCCCGATCCGACCTGTGGCTGGCCCGCGACGGGTGCTGCCGACAGCTGCGGCGAGTGGCGGGCGCGGCAGACGGGGGAACGGCCATGAGCGCGCCCTGGCTCGACGGCGAGATCGCGACGCTGGTGCGCATGTCGCGCGCCGGCTGTCGGGCCGGGGCCATTGCCATGACGCTCGGGCGGTCGGTCAACGAGGTGTGGGGCAAGGCGCATGCGCTCGCCTGCCCGCCCTCGAGGCTGCTGGACGAGGTGTCATCCTTCCTCGCCGCGCACGGGCTCGCGGCCGACTGGTTCGGACTGCTGGTCGCCGGCGACGAGCGGCTGGTGGAAGCAATCCGAGCCGGGCGGGTGAGCGATGCGCTGGCGGCGCGGGTGCGCGGCTGGATGACACGCGTCGAGCTCGGCGAGGTGGCGATTCCGCGGCGGCCGACGATGCCCAAGCGAGCCGAGACGTCGACGCTTCGAATGCCGCCAGGGCCGGCGGCGAAGGTGCAGGATCAACAGCAGGCGAGGAGGATGTGAATGCCTAGGCACGACGAAATTCCCGAAAGGAAACCGGAGACAATTGATCCTGTCGTGGAGCTTGCGAGTGAGAGCTTGCGCGGCGACATGCGCGACAGCCTGCTTGCGTGGTTCAAGGCGCAACCCAAGAGCTGGCCGTTTCTGTCGGAGCGGGAGCAGCGCGATCTTGCGGAAGCGGCCGATCGCTATGCCGCCACCGTGATCAAGGAGGCATGTCGGATTATCGCCGGTGAAGAGCGCCCTTCGATCGTCGCCAAGCTCGTGGAATATAAAGAGAAGGACGGGATCGAAGCCAAGCTGAAGTTCCTGAGCAAGGGTGAAGTCGTGGCGGCGCTGCATGAGGCGTGCGGACGCGAAGTTCTGCTCGTCACTTCCGGCTCGGACGAGTTCATGGGGCAGGCCGGGGACGCGGAAATCTCGCCCGACCAGCCCGATCTGGGCATCGGCGACGAATACCTGGGCGCCTGATCCGATGCGCTTGGGTGAGCCTGGGCACGCGATCGAGCGTGAGCAGCTGCGCGGCGGCGTGCTTTCGCTCGATCTCGCGACGCGGACGGGGTGGGCGTTTGCGCCGGCCTCGGCCGTGCCTGGCTGGCCCCGATCGCAGCCCTTTTCGGCGTTCGCGCTTATCCCAGCCGAGCCGCGGCCCGCGGTGCGGTTCGGCACGCTGGTGACGAGCCGGGCGGGTTCGGCCCACGGCGAGCGCGCGGCCGTGCTGGGCGACTGGCTGGCGGCTTTCCAGCGCGAGTCTGACCCCGGCGTCATCGTGATCGAGCAGCCGATGCCGGCGAAGTTCTCCAAGAACCTGGCCGCGACGCAGATCGCGATCGGGCTGTCGATGGTGGTGCAGAGCCACGCGCATCGGCACGGCTGCAGCTTCCGCCAAGTGCCGATCGTCAGCGCCAAGAAGTGGTTCGGATCCAAGCTGCAAAAGAACAAGGCGCCCATGATCGAGTGTGCCCGCCGCCTGGGCTGGCAGGTGCAGAGCGATCACGAAGCGGATGCGCTGGCCATCCTGGACCTGACGCTGGCGCGGGCGGCGGCTGCCCGAGTGCTGCGGAGGGCGGCATGAGCCGGCCTTTCAGCATGGGAAAGCGGGCCGATGGCGGCTCCGCTCGGCGGTTTACCGTTCCCGCGCCGAAGGGGCAGCGCGTTAGCCTGCCGCCGAACCACCGCGCGACGGTCAACGGCGAGAGCCTTTTCCCCTCAAGGGTGATGCATGCGTCGGTGCTGCCGCGCCTTCTCATCGGCGGACACAATGCGGCCAAGATCGGCAAGGATGTTCGCAAAGGCCGGTGGAACGGCATGCCGGTCTTTACCCTGACCCTGGAGGAGCGGGCGACCTGCCCGGCGACCTGCCGCCAGTGGGCCGGCTGCTACGGCAACAATATGCACCTGGCCCGGCGGGTGATTGCCGACGAGACTTTCGAGAGGCGGCTGTGGGCTGAGCTGGCAGTGCTTCACAGCGCGCATCCGGCCGGCTTCGTGGTGCGGCTGCACATCCTGGGCGACTTCTACAGCCTTGATTATGTGCGGCTGTGGGATCGCGCGCTGGAGGCGTTCCCGGCGCTGCGCGTGTTCGGCTACACCGCGCACGACCCGGACGGCGAGATCGGTTCAGAGCTGTTGGGCCTTACGCTCGACCGCTGGGACCGCTTCGCCCTGCGGTTTTCAGGTTGGGGCATGGACGAGCTTGGCGCCGAGGTGATCGACGCCGCCGAAGATGTGCCACACGGCGCCTTCGTGTGCCCTGCCCAGACCGGCAAGACCGAGCGCTGCGGCACCTGTGGACTCTGCTGGGAGACGCGCCGCCCCGTCGCGTTCCTGAGGCATTGAGCACGAACCGGACCTTCGGCGATCTCGTGCCGCCCGATGGCGGTTATGGGGCCATCCTTGCCGATCCGCCTTGGCGGTTCAAAGCCTGGAACGCCGAGACGGCGGTCAAGAGACGGAGCGGCAGCGGCACCAACGTCAGCGCTGCTGTGCACTACCAGACGATGACGATGGACGAGATCGCCGCGCTTCCCGTCGCGGATCTCGCCGCGCCAGACTGCGCCTTGTTCCTTTGGGTGTGCTGGCCATCCCTGCAGGATGCGCTGCGGGCGATCGAGGCGTGGGGGTTCACCTACAAGACCTGCGCCTTCAACTGGACGAAAGCGAGCATCCGGCAGGCGGACTTGTTCCGCGAGGACGCGGACGGGCAAATGGGCTTGGGGTATTGGACCCGCGCTAATTCCGAGCCTTGTCTTTTCGCGACGCGCGGCCGGCCGAAGCGACTTAACGCGGATGTGCGACAGGCGATCATCGAGCCTCGCCGCGAGCATAGCCGCAAGCCTGATTGCGTCCATCAGCGCATAGGCCGGCTAGTCGCCGGGCCCTACCTGGAGCTTTTCGCGCGGCAGCGGCGGCTGGGTTGGGATTGCTGGGGGGATGACGTCGGACGATTCTGCCCGGAACCTGTTCCGGCAACCGTTGGCGCGGCGTCATGCGACGGGCTGGCGGCATGAGCCTTCGTCCGAACCTCTGGCCGACGCTGAGCCGGCCGCTCGATGCGCCGCGACTGCGGGCGCTGAGTTTTGGCGCCGGCGTGCAATCGACGACGCTCGCCCTGATGGCATTGCACGGCGAGATCGGGCCGATGCCCGACTGCGCCATCTTCGCAGATACCGAAGACGAGCCTGTGCATGTCTACGAACATCTGGCCTGGATCCAGTCGCCCAATGTCGCGCTGCCGTTTCCAATCGTCACCGTGTCGGCCGGCTCGATCCGCGACCAGTTGCTGGGCGGCGAGAAGATGCATGGCCGCCCACCGCTCTTCATCGCGCAGAAGGGCGGCAAGCGCGGGCGGCTCAATCGGCAGTGCACGTCGGAATGGAAAATCCGTCCGATCGAGCAGGAAGTGCGCCGGCAGCTCGGCCTGAAGCCTCGACAGCGCTGGCCGAAACAGGCCGTCGTCGAGCAGTGGATCGGCATCTCGACCGACGAGGTGCAGCGCATGGCGCCGGGCCCGCGCGATGCCACCTACAACCGTTATCCGCTCATCGAGATCGGCTTCAGCCGCAACGACTGCGAGCGCTGGCTGTTGAAAAACGGCTATCCGGTGCCGGCGAAGTCGGCCTGCCGGGTCTGCCCGTTCCGGTCGAACCGGGAATGGCGGCAGCTGTCGGCCGAAGACTTCGCGGCGGCCGTCGAGGTCGACCGGTCGCTACGGTCTGACCGCACCATCGCCGAGCTGCGCGGAACGGCCTATTTGCACCCATCGCTGCGGCCGCTGGATGAGGTCGACCTGGGAGACCCGATGGCCAGCGAGTGGACGCTTGGCTTCGAGGAAGTCTGTGGCGGCGGGTGCGGATCATGAGCACACCCACCCCCTCAAGCCGCGCGGATCTCCGGCCGAACGCCCAGCGCCCTGAACGCGGCGCGGAACGTTGCGAGCTTGGTACCGTGCCTGGGATCGAGCATGCGGCGGACCTCCTTCTCGTCCTTCCCCATCCGGCGCGCGAGCTCGACGCGGGTGACGCTGTGCTCGCGCAGGGCCTGGTGGAGGAGCGCGACGGTGGCCGCGTCGATCGGGGCGGCGACCAGCAGCTCGCCGGGCTCGGCGTCGCTAGGAACGGGCACGTCGCGGCCCATCTCGACCAGCATGTCGATCCAGGTGCCGATGTAATCCTCGGCGGCTTGCAGGGCGGCGGCGCGATCGCGCGCCTGGGTGGCGCCGCCGAAGTCGCGAACGTGAACGACGAAGCCGCCGTCTGCTTCCGCCTCGAGGCGGACGGGATAGGTGAAGTCGCGCATGGTCTAGCCTTTCAGGTCTTCCTTGGTGAGGCCCAGGTCTTTCAGAACCGAGTGGAACGTGCCGGGCCGCAGCTCTTCCTTCCGGCCCGGCAGCACTGTCATCCGGTCGCCGAACCAGACCTTCACATGGTCGCCGCGGCCGGACTTAGCTTCGAGCTCGACGCACCGGGCCTTCGCCAGCTTGCGGAGGATGCGGAGGAGTTCGTCGCCGTTCATGCATGTTCTATCGGGCAGTTTTGTCCGACAGTCAATCGAAATCGGGCGGAAGTGTCCGATTGCTGGCGGGCTCCATGGTGATGGCGGCGCTGCTCGGATGGGCGACTCTGGCCACCGTGGCGGCGGTGATTGCGGTCTTGCGGGCCTGGCACTGGCGGCGGAGCTACACCCAGGCGCTGGAGCTCTATCGGAGCCTGCCGAGGGCCTCTGAGCGCACTCCTCATCAGCGAGGGGCGGAGACACGCCGCCGGCGCGAGCTGGCGGCCAAGCGGGCGCATCGGGAGGCGCTGGAGCGATCGATGATGGAGGATGCGGCGCGTGGGTAAGGCAACCGACCAGTGGATGCCGCTCTACGTGGCCGACTATCTTGGGGACACCGGTCGCCTCTCGACGGAGCAGCATGGCGCCTACCTGCTCATCATCATGGATTATTGGGTCAACGGCCCGCCGCCGGATGACGATGACGTGCTTGCAAGCATCACCCGCCTCGAGGTGAAGACCTGGAAGCGACACCGCCGATCGATCGAACGCCTTTTTCGGATTGAACACGACGTGTGGCGGCACAAGCGCGTCGACGCCGAACTGGAGCGAGCGGGCGAGCTGGTAGAGCAGCGCCGCGCGGCTGGCAAAGCATCGGCAGAGGCGCGAGCGAGGAAACGGGAAGGGCAACGGGAGGCCCAACGAAAAGGCAACGAGCGTTCAACGAGCGTTGCAACGAGCGTTGCAACGAGCGTTCCAACGGGAGAGGCAACGGAAGGGCAACGAAACGGCAGACCTCTACCTCTACCAGTAACAATAGAACCAATCCCAATCCCAATCCCAGACTCTGAACCCGCGCGCGCGGGCTTACCGGACGGGTTCGACCAGGTCGTGGCGGCGGCTGGGTTGCGCATCACGGCCCGGAACCGGGAGCGGGAGGCGGCGGTGCTGTCGGGTTGGGTTGGGATTGGGTTGGGATTGGAGGAGATTATCAATGAAATCAGGAGGGTGCTTGCCGAAAAGGAGGGCCCGACGTCGACTCTCGGGCGGTTCGACCGGGGCTTGCGCGACCTGGCAGCACGGCGAGCTTTGCCGAAAGCCGAGCCGCCGGCCGAGGTGCGCGCCGTCGACGCGATCGAGGTGGATGGCGCCCAGGCCGTGCGCAATTCGCTGCTTTCCGAGTTCGGCGCGAAGACCTTCGACGCATGGCTTAAGCCATGCCGGCTGGTCGCGGCCGATGATGGCGCGGGGATCGTGGTGCTCTCGCCGTCGGCGTTCATGCGGGACTGGATTCGCGACCATTTCGCCCCGCAGATCGCGGCTGCGGCCGGCCGGCATCGCATCGGCCCGGTGGTCGACTATCGGGTGGCGGCATGAGCAAGCGCAGGGCTCGCGCCAGCCGCAAGGGCCGGCACCGTGCGCAGCGGGTCGTCCGGCTGGCATCGGGCGCAGGCTCGGCTGCCGCGATTGGGCTGGACGCGCCAGAAGGCTTTGCGCGTGAGCATGTGCTCGACCTGGAGGGACGGCCCTCGACCGTCATCCGGCGGATCGACAATCTGACGCGGCTGCGGGCCACGCTGGGTGGCGAGCGGGTGAATGCGCTGATGGCGCTGCGCATGGCAACCGAAGCGATGGAGCGCGGGCTGACGCCTCGCTGCGGGCTGGACATGAGCCCGGGCGCCGGGCCCGACGGCTTTCTGGCGTTGATGCAGCACCGGCTGAATGCGGCGCTGTTCGCTGGGCAGATGTGGGGTGCGGTGCCTCGCGACTGCGAGCTGAGCGTGCGCGTGATTGTGTTGCAGGGATGGAGCGTCATAGCCCTCGCTCGCGACCAAGGCGGCCGGGTCGTGCTGCAGCAGCGGAAGATCAACGGACACCTGAAGGTGGCGGCCGATGCCATCAACGCGCTGCTCGATGAGCGATTCGGGCGCGCGAAGGTGCGCGCTGGATCGTGGTGAGCGGGGCCTTGACGCGGGAGTCGGTAGGGGCTATTGGGGTGCATCGTCTGAAGCCGCGCCCGGAGGTCGTCCTCTCGGGCGTTTTTTGTGCCTGCGGAGGGGTAGGGGGGGCTAAAACCCTAGCGAAAAGCGCCTTCAAACCGCCCCGAAAGTCCGTTGAGAGTTAGTTGTGGGGGGCAAGGTTTTTGAGCGGACGGCGAAGTGGCCGTATGTGACTGCGCGGTGGCGGCGGCTGCGGTTGGTCAAGTTGGCCCGCAGTCCGCTTTGTCAGGACTGTTACGCGGTGGGGTTGGTGGTGGTGGCGACCAATGTCGACCATGTCGTGGCGATATCTTCAGGGGGAGAGGCTTTCCCGCCGGTTGAGGGGCTTCGCAGCCTTTGTCAGAGCTGCCACTCGGCGAAGACGGCGCGCGGGCCAGAGGCGGGGGCGGTGAGGACGCGCCGGCCCCGCATTCGCAAGGGCTGTCATCCGGACGGAACGCCTTACGACCCCTCGCATCCCTGGAGACGATGAATGGGCAAGCGGGGGCCCGGCGCGCGCCCCCAGGCAAAGGTTCAGGCCGAAGCGACTGAGGCGGGGCCGCCACCGACGCCCTGGCTTAATCCGATCCTTTCGCGGTCGGGCCGGGTCATTGCCTTCATCGAGTCGCTGCCGGTTACCAAGGGCATCCTTGCGGGCACATCGTTCAAGCTGCTCGACTTTCAGCTCGAATGGATTCGGGCGATCTACGATCCGGTCACCGAGGACGGCCGGCGGGCGGTGCGCCAGGCGCTGCTGTCGATCGCGCGGAAGAACGGGAAGACGGGCCTCATCGTCGGCATCGCGCTGGCGCACATGGTGGGGCCCGAAGCCGAAGACCGCGGTGAGATCGCAAGCGCCGCCAACGACAAGGAGCAGGCTGGCCTTGTCTTCAAGGAACTGGTCGCGATCATCGACGCCGTCCCCTGGATCGCCGCAATCACCAACGTCCAGAGCTTTAGGAAGACGATCGAGGTGACGGGCACGCCGCCGGCCGCGAACGGCCTGGGCGGCAAGGGCAAGGGAACGACCTACGAGGCGTTGAGTTCAGACGCGGACACCAAGCACGGCATGTCGCCGTCGCTCTGGATTTACGACGAGCTGGCGCAATCGAAGAAGCGCGACCTTTTCGACGCGCTGCAAACGAGCCAGGGCGGCCGTCTTGAGCCGCTGGGTATCGTCATCTCGACGCAGTCCCCGCTCGCCAACCATCCGATGAGCGAGCTCGTCGACTATGGCGAGCAGGTGCTGAAGGGGATAATCGACGACGAGACGTTCGTCGGCCGAATCTATGCTTCGCCCCATGGCTGTAATCTGCTGGACGAGGCGGCCTGGAAGGCGAGCAATCCGGCGCTGGGCACGTTCCGCGATGCCGTAGATTTGCGCACGCTGGCCAATCGCGCGACCCGGTTGCCGAGCTTCGAGAGTGCGTTCAGGAACCTCTACCTGAACCAGCGGGTGGACGCGGTCGAACGGGCGATCAACCAGGCCGACTGGGATGCCTGCGCAAACCCGGTGCCACTCGATGATCTCGTCGGCCTGCCCTGCTACGGCGGGCTCGACTTGGGATCGGTGAGCGACCTCAATGCGCTGACGCTTTACTGGCCGGATGTGAACGCTGCCCACACGTGGCTGTGGGTTCCGAAGGAGCGGGTGCGGGAGCGCGCCGAGAAGGATCGGGTGCCCTACGATGTGTGGGTTCGCGACGGGCACATCACCGCGACGCCCGGCCGCGCGCGCGACGACATGGCCATTCTGCGGCGGCTGGTTTGGGCGGCGGACAATTTCAACCTGAAAGGCGTCGGCTATGACCGTTGGCGCATCGAGGACCTGAAGAAGAAGCTTGAGGATGAGGGGTTGGGTGCGCTCCCGCTTGAGGCGCACGGCCAGGGCTTCAGGGATATGGGCCCCGCGTTCGACGCCTTCGAAACTGAACTGATCGATGGTCGGCTGCGGCATGACGGCAGCCCGGCGATGCGCTGGATGGCGTCGAACTGCGCCGTGCAGAAGGACGACGCGGGCAACAGCAAGCCTTCGAAGGCGAAGTCGAACGACAAGATCGACGGCATCGTGACGCTGGTGATGGCAATCGGGCTGGCGAAGCGGACGAAGGGGCCGGTGGAATCGGTCTATGAGGAGCGCGGGATCGTCACGGTCTGACGTCGGCCAAGCGAGATCGGAAGGGTCCGCCCCATGAACCTTTTGAGCCGCGACTTCTGGTGGCCGAGTCCGACGCCGACGCCGGCGCATGAAGTGTTAAGCGGGGAAGCCGCGGGCGGGCTGCCGGTGACGCGCGCGGAGGTTCGCGGCACGCCGAGCATCGAGAACCCGTCGGTGCCGCTGACCGGCAACAACATCCTGGGATCGATCGGGAGCGACGCGAACGGCCAGATGGTGACGCCGGTGACGGCGATGGGGACGAGCGCGATCTACGCCTGCGTCTCGACGATCGCCGACATCAAGGCGATGCTGCCCTGGAACCTGATGGAGCGCAGCCGCGACGGCTCGGTCAGGATCGCATCCGAGCGGCAGCTGCACTTCGTGCTGCACGATCGGCCGAACAGCTACCAGACGAGCTTCATCCACCGCCAGCAAGGCCAGGCGCAGGCGCTGCTTTGGGGAAATTTCTACGCGGAAGTCCAGCGCGACCGACGAACGGGGGAGTGCATCGGGCTCTGGCCGATCCCCGCTTGGCTGGTGACCCCGGAGCTGCGCGATGGCGTGAAGAGCTTCCTCATCAACGGCATGCGCTTTGCCGACGAGGACATCTTCCATGTGCCGGCGTTCGGCTGGGACGGCGTGCGGGGCATCAGCCCGATCTCGCTGCACCGGCGGTCGATCGGTATGTCGCTGTCGGCGGAAGCCTTCGGTGAGAATTTCTATCGCAACGGCACCCGATTGGCCGGCGCACTGCAGCATCCGGCGCAGCTGACCGTCGAGGCGATGGGCCGGCTGAGGACGAGCTGGTCGGACGCCTATTCGGGCGCGGCGAACGCGGGCAAGGTCGCGATTCTCGAGGAGGGCATGACCTTCTCGCCGTTCACGATGCCGCTCGAGGATGCGCAGTTCGTCGAGACGCGGAAGTTCCAGATCGCCGACGCGGCGCGCATCTACCGGATGCCACTGCACATGGTCGGCGAGATGGACGGCGCCAAGTTCAACAACATTGAGCAGCAGAACATCGACTTCGTGACGAAGTGCCTGCTGCCCTGGATCGTGCGCTGGGAGCAGGAAGCGCAGGCGAAGCTGCTGACCGAGACTGAGCGGCGGACGCTGTTCACCAAGATCAACGTCTCCGGCCTGATGCGCGGCGACATGAAGAGCCGCTTCGAGGCCTATGCGCTGGCGCGCCAGTGGGGCTGGCAGAGCGTGAACGACATCCTCGACCTGGAGGACCGGAACGGCATAGGCCCGGCCGGCGACGTCTACCTGCAACCGATGAACATGGTGCCCGCCGGTTCGGACCCGGCAAGCATGGATAAGGCGGGCAGCGACCCTGCGGAGACGACTGGAAGTGGAGAGGGGGCGGACGATGGAGATTGAGCGCCGCATCGCGGAGAGCGCGATCGAGGTGCGCTTCGCGGATGCCGAAGCGCAGACCGGCACCACGATTCGGGGCTATGCCGCGCGGTTCAATTCGCCCTCGCAGCCGATCGGCGGGCGGTTCGTGGAGCAGATTGCGCCTGGCGCCTTTGACGATGTGCTGGGCGACGATGTCCGGGCGCTCATCAACCACGACCCCAGCCTCATCCTCGGCCGCTCTGTCGCCGGCACGCTGCGCCTGTCGGTCGACGGGCAGGGCCTCGCCTATGAGGTCGATCTGCCGGACGTGGGCTATGCGCGGGATCTGGCGACGTCGATCGCGCGCGGGGACATCAACCAGTCGAGCTTCGGATTTTCGCTGGAGCTGGACGGCGAGGAGTGGAGCCGCGGCGAGGGGGGCATGAAGGTACGCACCATCACGAAGGTGAAGCGGCTCTACGACGTGAGCCCGGTGACCTATCCGGCCTACGCCGAAGCGACAGTTGGGCTGCGGTCGCTGCAGCGCTTCGAGGACGCCGAGAGCGCGGCAGTGCAGGCGTCGGTTGCGGCCGAAGCCGAGCGGCGCGCACGCTGGCTGCAGCTCGCCCGCGCCTGACGCCACCCCGGATTGAAAGACACCCCTCCGACCGGGCCGGCCGGCGGAGCAGGGACGACGCTGGCCGGCCCTCAGAAAGGAGAATGCAATGACCCTCCAAGAACTTCGCGACGCGCGCAATCGCGTCGCCCAGCGCATGCGCGACATGCACGCGGCTGCCGAGACCGAGAACCGCGGATTTTCGGCCGAGGAGCGCGGCGAGTGGGAGCGGCTGGTTGCCGAGCACAATTCGCTTGAGGAGCGCATTGCCGCTGCCGAGCAGGTCGAGCATGCGAACCGTCGCGATCCCGCCCAGGTGCGCGCCGGCGGCGGCCGCGCGGCCATCGAGACGCCGGGTATCGGCCACAATGGCGGGCCCGGGCTGGACGAGATGCGCGCCTTCCGCAGCTGGCTGACCCGTGCCCCGCACCTCACGCGCGCGCTGACCGACGAGGACCGGGCGTGGATGCAAACTCGCATGGGTGCTGTGCCCGAAGACGCGCTGGCCGCACTGCCGCAGGAGCAGCGGGACTTCGCGATCGGCGCCGGCAACGCCGGTGGCTTCACGGTGCCGCAGGACTTCTTCAACAGCCTCGAAGTCGCGATGCGGGACTTCGGAGCCATGCTCCGACCGGGGGTCGCGCAGATCATCCGGACGGATTCGGGTGCGCCGCTGCCGATGCCGACCTTCAATTACACCGCAGTTGTGGCGACGATCATCGGCGAAGGCACGGCGATTGCCACCGACACCTCGACGCCGTTCGGATCGACCACGCTGGGCGGCTTCATGTATGCGCCGCCGATCCTGCCGATCTCGATCCAGTTCCTGCAGGATACGGCGTTCGACGAAGCCTTCATCGTGAATGCGATGGGCGAAGCGCTGGGCCGGGGCATGAACGCCCACTTCACGACCGGCACCGGCACCGGCCAGCCTCGCGGCCTGATGGTGGCCGCAACGATTGGCCGGACGGGTGCGACCGGCAACGCCACCTCCATCAGCTACAACGAGCTGCTGCTGACGGAGCATTCGGTCGACCCGGCATATCGCATTGGCGCGCAGTGGATGTTCCACGACTCCACCCTTCGCATCCTGAAGGGCCTGGTCGACACCCAGAACCGGCCGCTGTTCCTGCCGACGCTGGGCGGCATCGCGGGCGCCGCGCCGGCGACGATCATGGGCTACCCCTATGTCATCAACCAGGACGTGGCGGTGATGGCCGCGAACGCCCGGTCGATCGCGTTCGGGCGGCTCGACAAGTACAAGATTCGCCTGGTCCGTCAGGTGCAGGTGCTGCGCCTTTCCGAGCGCTACGCCGACCGCCTGCAGGTGGGCTTCGTCGCCTTCCTGCGCGGCGACGGCAACCTGCTGGACGCCGGCACCAACCCGGTGCGGCTGTTCCAGAACTCGGCCACCTGAGCCCGGAGGAGAGGCGTCGGGCTGCCACCCGGCGCCTCCAACCGCCGCGCCTGAAATCCAAGGAGTGAACGACCATGACCGACCAGACCACCCCGCCGGCGGAGACGCCGAAGGCCGAGAAGACGCGCCGCGTGCTGATCCTGAACGACACCACGATCGACGGCGTTCCCTACAAGTGCCGCAGTGTCGTCGACCTGCCGACGCAGACCGCCGATACGCTCGTCGCCGGTTCGGTTGCCGACGACAACAAGGCGGCCTGGGAGCAGGCATTGAAGGCCGACAAGGCGAAGCCGGTGAAGCATGTGCCGGTGGCGACCAGCGTCGACGCCGACGACTGACCCCTGATCCTTCCCAGGGACCAACTGCGGCCGGCGGTTTGACGCTGCCGGCCGCCCCTTTTTCGGGAGAGGCGGCCCATGGCCTATACTGCGAAAGACGCGGCCGGCGCCGTGATCAGCTTCCTGTCTCGCCTCGTCGGGTCGGATCATCTTACGGCAATCGAGCTGTATAACGGCAACACCGCAGTGGCGGCCAACAACCGACTGCCCGTGGATGCGGTGGGGCCGCTTACGGATGCGCAGCTTCGCGCGGCGGCAATCGCGATTACGGGGGCGTTGACAGACGCTCAGCTGCGGGCTGCGGCTGTGGCGGTTTCGGGCTCGGTGTCGCTTGCCGCCTCGCTTCCGGCCGGGGCCAACAACATCGGCGATGTGGACGTGCTTTCTCTGCCCGCCCTGCCGGCGGGGACGAACAACATCGGCGATGTCGATGTGCTGACCCTGCCGCTCGCCGCCACCACGACGCGTGAACACAACCCGACTGGCGCGCGCCGCACGTCGCTGGCGGCGTCGAACAATGTTGCGCTGCCCACGCTCGGGGCGAGCCGCGAAATCTACGTCTTCGCCAGTGCCGACTGCTTCGTTCGCACCGGCGACAACGCCGTGACGGCCGCCGACGATGGCAATTCTCACCCGCTGGTCGCTGGTGAGCGGTTCTACTTCCGCGTCCCTGTCGCGCATACGCACATTGCTGCGATCCGCGCCACGGCTGACGGCGTTGTCACGATCCGCTCGGTCAACGGCTGATGCTGATCGGGCCGGGAAGGCTGCTGCAACGGCGGCGACGTGCGGCGGCGAGCGCCGAGGCGCCGATCACGGCGATTGCCGCCGACGGGTTTACGCTCACCAGGCGTTCGGCCGGGGCCGGCGGGACGGGCGGGGCTTCGGGTGCGCGGGTGCTTGACCTGCCCTACACCATTTTGCGGGTGGGACACGACACGAACGGCACGCTGGGGACGCGCTCCGAAACCGGCTACATGCACCACGAGAAGCGGCTGTTGGCGACCGGGGCCTATGGCGCGTTCAGCTGGTCGACGACCGAAGGCGTTGCCGACCATCCGATCCTGGTGGGTGACGTGGTTGCCGGCGTCGTCAACAATTCGACGCGGGTGGCGCCCAAGCCCAACTTCGCCTGGTGGACGCCGCCGACCCAGTTGATCTTCAACGGCGAAGGCTTCTGGCTTCGGGCGCTCATCAGTAGCCAGTCGGCGCGGGCGGGGCAGCAGGTGCCGTGCGTCGAGTTCATCGTCTCCGATCATCTGGGCGCGCAGGTGCCGTTCAAGGTTTCGACGCCGACGTGGCGCGCCTGCCCGGTGGCGATGCCGGCCGGAGAGGTCATCGGGTGCGAGGTCTATGAGCGGTTCGTCACCTGGGCCGATATCTCGACACTGGCGGCCTCGGCGCTGGTCGATACGCAGTTTCTGACGGCCAATGCCATTGTCTATCCATGGACGGGAGGGGAGGCCTCGCGGTTCCTGACCGCCGGCCAGGCGCATGCGAACCGGCTGCGGAACGGCCCGCTGCGCATCTACAAATCGGCGCTGAATGCCAAATACGCCTATATCGGCACCGGCGGCACCGGGACGCTGAGCGAGACGGAGGCGACGGCGCGGGCCAATCCCTACGCCAGCATGTCGGCGGCGATGACGGCGGCGGTGACGGATCGCTCGGCGTGCGAGCTGATCGTCTATCGGTTCCGCAACTCGGCGACGGCGATCGGCTTTCCGAGCTCGGGCACGCGGGTTTCGCGGGGCTTTCCGCTGCGCATCGAGCTCGATCCGCTGGACATCTTCACCGGCGGCGCTTCGGGCGGCAAGCTGGCGGTGGGCTGGAACGGCACTAACCCCGATGTTATTGGCCGCTCACGGCTGGCAATGTTGGCCGGCATTACCGACACGACGCGGTGTGGCGTCAGCTTCCGGGGACTGGCGCTCAATCGCACGACGACGGGGAGCATTACCGCCGAAACCGGCGTCACCGGGCTGGATTATCAGTTTTATGACTGTGAGACCACGGACTCGGTGACGACGCACTTCACCGGCTCAGCCGCCGGCGTCGAGAACCGCACCTACAGCTATGACAGCCGGTGGGAAAAGAGTGTCACCGGCTCCTACGCCTGCACGACCGACGGCCATGAGAGCTACTGGTATGGCTCGCGGTTGACCGGCCTGGTGACGGGCACGCTGACCCTGACGGCGCGAGTGTTTGCCGGCTGCTATGGCGACCGGATCGTCTCGGTAAATGTCGGCAACTCCAGCTCACCGCAAGGGAACGGCTGCTGGCAGGACTCGGTGTTCCACGATGTGCGCGGCGATATCTCGCCCATCGATCTCACGCAGGACTGGCACGGGTTCAACCTGAACCAGTGCATCATCCTGTCGCTTAGCCCGACGGCGGGCAATGTCCTTGGATTCAAAGGCGGCGACACCTCGGCCGGGCGCGTCACCAATGTCACCACGCACCACATGGTCAATCCGGCGGCGCAACTCGAAGGCCGGATGAACATGCTCTACGACAACAATGGCGGGACGGTGACGGCGTCGATCTCGGGCACGACGATGACGGTGACGGCGGTGGCGCTGGGCGCGCTGGCTGTTGGGCAGGGTATTTCCGGCACGGGGGTGACGCCGGGGACGACGATCACGGCGCTGGGCACCGGCACGGGAGGGACGGGCACCTACACGGTGAGCGCGTCGCAGACCGTCGGTTCGACGACCATCGTTGCCCACCTGCCGCGCAACCACACGGACATCAGCCGGACGAACATGGTGCTGGGGCCGAGCTCGGCGCGCAAGGGCGACATCACGCTCCAGAACCCGGCAGCCACCGGCATCATCGAGGATTCGCACGCGGTGGGGACGACGGGCATGGTGATCGGCAGCTTCCAGCAGTTCGGGCATGTGACCTACGGCCGCGGCTCGCTGAACACCGGCGCGGCGGACGGCAGCCCGACCAACCTGCAATTCGTGGCCAATAACTGCGTCACCTACTCGGGCGGGGTGCCGGTGGCCGGCACCCGGGCGCTTTCCGGCGTGGGCGACTATCGGCCGGCAGTGGGCAGCCCGCTGCGCCGGCCGACGGTGGAGCATGTGCTGAAATTCGACATCGTGGGCAATGTGCGGGCGGTGGATAGCTGGCCCGGGGCGATTGCGGCGTGACGACGCTGACGCTCAAATCCGGCGACCATGTCGAGCTGGCGGACGATGAGCCGTTCGAGCTGCTGCACGCGCCGCGTGGAACGGTGGGGGCGAGCGTTCGCGGTGGCACCTTCGGGCGCATCCTTGGCAGCACCGGGGCGAGTTTCACGGCGGAGGGCTTCACCCTTCGGATGGGGCCGGTGCCGACGACGCGCATTGCCGCGATCCGGCTGGTGACGCCGATGGGTGTGGTGCTGCGCGGTGCGCGGTGCGAGGGCTGGATCGCTGACATGGGCGTGCCCGAGACGGCGACGGCGCTGGACGCCACCGGCATGGTGATCGGGCGCCCGGCCGGCACGCTGCTGAGCGCCGAGCAGGGCGGCGACGGGCTGGTGATCGAGGACATGATCGGGCGGGACTTCCACCGGGGCCTGACCTTCGGCAAGCAGCATCGCGTGCTCAATCGCGCGGTGGCGCTTTCCGGGCTGCGAACGACGGGCTGGCGCGGCGGGCTGGGCAACGACTGCCTGTTCGACGGCATCAGCTACACCGACGCCGATCCGTGGCGCTACGGCCGCGACGGCGACCATGGCGACTTCTTCCACCCCTGGACGGATACCGGCTGGGCGACGCACGGGCTGACCTTGCGCGACGCGACCTTTTCGCAGGGCATCGGCTATCCGCTGATGGGGGTTTATCTCGACGACAACCAGAACCGCATGGGCTTCCACGGGACGCTGCTGGAGCGGGTGACGGTGATGAGCGGCCACGGGCAGGGGTTCCTGCTGGAGAATGTGCACGGGGCGCTGCGGGACTGCATGACCATTTGGAGCCGGCGCGGATCGCGCGGGCTGGACGACGCGCGCGACACGCCGCGCTTCAACCTTAATAAGGGCAGCCGGGTTTCGATGGCGGGGTGCGTGGGGCCGGTGGTGGTTGAGGCGGGTTCGGAGATCGTCGCATGATCGGCTCCATCTTCATCCTGCTGTTCGCCGCTGCCGATGCCGAGGACGCCTCTGCCTGGCTGACGCTGGCGGAAGCCAAGGCGCACTGCCGCGTGACGGACTCGACCGAGGATGCGCTGATCGACCATCTGATTGCGACGGTCGCGCGGGTGGTCGAGCGGGAAAGCTGGCGCTTCACCTCGCGCGCCTCGCGCGAGTTCAGCTTTCAGGGATTCGGCTGCCACCCGCGCGATCGGGTGATCATTCCGGCGCTGCCGGTGGTGGCGATCGAGGCTGTCACCTACCTGGACGCGAATGGCGCGGAGCAGACGCTGACGCCAGCGGACTATCGGCTGGGGAACTGGCACGGGCTGGCGAGCCTGCAGCCGTCGCCGGGCACGAGCTGGCCGGCGACGGCGGCGCTCGACGGCGCAGTCACGGTGCGGGCGCTGTGCGGCCATGTCGGCGCGGAGGACTTCCCCGCCGATCTGAAGAACTTCGCGCTGCTGATGCTGACGCATTATTTCGACAATCGCGAGGCCGTTGGTGGTGGCTCCGCAGCTTCGTCGCTGTCGGATGCAGCGGCGAGACTGCTGGCAGACTATCGGCCTGGACTGTTCCATTGATGGGCCGGGCGCCGTGATCCAGGCGGGGCGGCTGGATAGGCGCATCCGGCTGATGCAACGCACGGTGGTGCGCGACGCGGACTTCGGCGGCGCGACCGAAAGCTGGACGCTGCTGGCCGAAGTGTGGGCGCAAAGCCTACCGGCGCGCGGCATGGAGGCGCCGGTCGCCGACGAGGCGATGCTGGCGGTGAACGAGCCGGTCGCCTGGCGCATCCGCTGGCGCGACGATCTGAGCCGGGTGCAGCAGGTGGAGTGGGACGGGCGACGCTTCGTGATCCGCTCCATCCGGGAAATCAGCCGGCGCAACGAGGTGATCATCGAGGCGATCGAGAAGGGGGCGGAGTGATGCGGCTCGGCTACAAGGTGGACAGCAGTGGCCGAGGACATGTGCAGCTGTTCACCGGCGGAAAAGTGAGCGGCGGCATGGCTGTGCGGGGGCTAGCCGAAATCGAGACGAAGCTGCTGGCGATCGGGCGGTTGCCGGCGACCGATGCCGGCCGCGAAGCACTTTGGCATGCCGCCCGGCCGCTGGTGGAAGCGATTGCGGCCGCAGCGCCGGTGAATGCGGCGGGGCCGACGCGCAAGAGCTGGCGCACCGGGCGCAAGGCGAAGGGCAAGTCGGGCGGCTTCTACGGCACGCTGCGCGAGAACATCCGGCGCGGCGTGGTGCTGAACGCCCCCAACGGCACGGTGATGGCGCAGGTGGGCACAGGCGACGCCTTCTGGGGGCTGTTCACCGAGCGGGGCACGGTGAACCGCAGGTTGAAGCTCAATGGCACAAACCGCGGCCGGGTCGCCGGCAGTAACTGGATGGCGCGGGCTTTTCAGCATGCGGTGCCGGCGGCGCTCGCTCAGGTTTCGGCGCGCATGGAGCGTGCGATTGAGAACGCGGCGCGCCGACAGAGCCGGGGCCTGTTGAGCATTCCGGGCATCTGGGCGAAGGTCTATCGACCGTGATCGACGCCCTGTTCAAGGCCCGCCTCGAGGCGGACGCCGACATTGCCGACTTGGTCGGTACGCGCATCTATCCCGGTGCCGCGCCGAAGAATGTGGCGCGCCCGCTGCTGGTGTGGCGGCTCGATTCCACCGAGCAGCTGCGCACGCTGACGTCGGTTCTGCGCAACGGCCGCGCGCAGTTCGCGGTGCAGGTGCAGGCCGACGACTATGAGACGGCGCGCCCGCTGGCGGAAGCGGTGAAGCGCGCCATCGACGGCTGGACGGACGCGGGTTCGAGCCCGCGCATCGTCAACGCCTTCGCTGCCGGGCCGCAAATGGCAGTCGAGCTCGACGCCAACCCGGCGATCCATTTCGGCACGCTGCTGTGCACCGTGCGGTTCATTCTGGACGAGTGAGGAGAAAGACATGGCCTATCCGAGTGCGGCGATCGAAGCCCAGGGCACGATCATCAACATCCGCAACCAGGCGGCGTCGGCCTGGCTGGCGATCGGCGAGAGCGCTCAGTTCGACGGGCCCAACGGCTCGGCGAGTGTGATCGACGTCAGCCACCTGACGAGCCTCAGGCGCGAGAAGCGCATGGGGTTGGCCGACGAGGGCCAGCTGAGCATTTCGGGCAATCGCGAGCCCGACGATCTCGGCCAGATCGAGTTCCGCCGGGCGCGCGGCACGCGCGAGAAGAAGTCGTTCCAAATCCTCTATTCCGATGGATCGAAGGACGAGTTCGACGGCTTCTGCCTCTCTTTCTCGACGTCTGGCGCCGTTGACCAGGTGGTTCAGTTCTCGGCAACCGTCGAGATCACCGGCGCTGTCACCTTTACTCCCGCCCCGTAAGGGCGGGAAGTTCTTCTGGCCGCGAATTCCATGCGCGGCCTGGCACCCACGCAAGGAGTTGACATGCCCCTATCCCGCGAAGCCATTCTCGCCGCGCAGGACACCCGCACCAAGACGGTCGATGTGCCGGAGTGGGGCGGCGAGGTTATCATCCGCAGCCTGACCGCCGGCTGGCGCAACCAGTTCGAAGCCGACATGCTGGAGGCGCACCGCCAGGGCCGGCAGGTGCCCGCCGATCTTTCGGCGCGGATGGTGATCGCCAGCCTTGTCGATGAAGCCGGCGCCGAGCTGTTCACGCTGGACGATGTGAAGGCGATGTCAGCGAAGAACGCCAACGTGATGACCCGGCTGCACGACGCGATCGTCGAGCTGAACGCGCTGCCCGCCGCCGCGGTGGAGGTGCTGAAGGGAAACTGATCGCCCGGCCCGGCCGGCGCTTTGCCTTTCGGCTGGCGCTGGAGCTTGGCCGGGCGGACGTGGACGCGATGCTGGCCGGGATGACGAGCCGCCAGTTCGGCGAGTGGCAGGCGTTCTTCGAGCTGGAGCCGTTCGGCTCGCGCTGGAAAGATTTGAGGGCCGGGCAGGTGGCGGCGGTTGTGCGCAACGCCACGCTCGCGGCGGCGGGTGGGAAATCCAGGCCGCTGAACGCCGAAGATGTGATGCCCACCCCCGACGCGACCGAGCGGAAGCGCCAGAATGAGGCGCGGCTGAAGGCGGCGATGGCGGAACGGCGCAGGAAGGGATAGCGCATGGCAGGACAGACGACCGTCGGCAATCTCGCCGTCGACATGACGCTGAACTCGGCGGCGTTCCAGGCGGATTTCTCGCGGCTGACGAAGTCGATGGAGGTCAACAGCAAGGCTATCGAAAAGGGCCTTGGTGGCATTGCGACGGGGATGAAGGTGCTGGGCGGCACGCTGGCGAGCGTAAGCTTTGCGGCGCTGATCCAGGGATCCTTGCGCGCGACCGAGCAGCTGAAGGTGCAGGCCGACCAGTTGGGCGCGAGCACGACCGAGCTGCAGGAGTTCCGCTACGCCGGCCAGCAGGTGGGGTTGGCGGCCGGCGACATGGACAAGGCGCTGCAGAAGCTGAACATCCAGATCGGGCTGGCGGCGGCTGGCGCGGACAAGCAGAAGGGCCTGTTCGACGCGCTCGGCATTTCGGTGACAGGCGCCGACGGCAAGGCGCGCGCCGCCTATGATGTGTTCGCCGATCTGGCCGGCGCGATCGGCAAGATCGAGAATCCGGCAACGCGGGCGGCGACGTTGGCGGCGCTGCTGGGCGAGGAGCTGGGCCCGAAGCTGGCGCCACTGCTGGCAAAGGGCGCCGACGGCATGCGCACCCTGCGCGACGATGCACACAGGCTGGGCATCGTGCTGAGCGAGGACGCGATCGCCAAATCCAGCGAGGCGGCGCGCGAGATCGAGACGCTGAAATCTGTGCTGGCGGTGAACATCTCGAACGCGGTCGCCGACAATGCCGCCGGCATCGCCAAACTTGCCGAATCCATAACCGATCTTTCGGTGGCGGCGATCAAGCTGGCGGCCACGGACATCGATCGGACTGAGGAGGTGGTGGCGGCGCTTGCCGGCGCGGCGGTCGGTTCCAGATTTGGGCTGTTCGGCGCCGGTGCAGGCGCGTTGATCGGGGGCGTCGGCGCCAAAGCCGCCAACTTTTCTGACGCCAGCTCCTACATCTACCAGAAGGCCGGCGGCGGCGTTGCCGGCATTCTCGCTCAACAGAAAGCTGCGCTGCCCTGGAATCGCAACTTGCTCGAAGCCGCCAAGCTCGAGATGGGCCTGATCGGCAACTACGACATCTTCAAGGGCACCGGCCTTTCGCGCTCATCCTCGTCCGGCAGCACGTCGGGCGTGGACATGACGGCGCTGGCCAAGCTGCTGGCGGCGGCGAAGGCCAAGAGACCTGCCAAGTCGCCGCGCGAGAAAGCAGCGGACACGCTCGATTTTCCGACTCCGGAAGAGATGACGCGCGCCATCGACGAGCTGCGCCGCGACGCCGAGCGGCGCCTCAAGGATGCCACCGACCTGATCGCCGACAGCGTGAAGCGCGAGGGCGGCGACATCGGCAAGGCGATCATCGGCGAGGATGGGCTGATCGGCGACGACCGCTGGGCGAAGATGGAAGCTGACGCGCAGCGCTATGTCGAGCTGACCGAGCGCGCCGAGCGGTTCGCAACCCAGTTCGCCAGTTCGCTCGACAGCGCTTTCGAGGACGCGATTTTTTCGGGCAAGGGGCTGAAGGACATTCTGGCCGGACTGGCCCAGGACCTGGCGCGGCTGATCATTCGGCTGACCGTCATCGAGCCGCTGGCGCGGCAGATCGGCGGGCTCATCGCCGGCAGCGGTTCGGGCGGCGGCATATTGTCTGGGCTCGGCTCGCTGTTCGGCGCCAGCGCGACGCCTGAGGCGCGGGCCGCCGGTGGCCCGGTGTCGGCCGGCAGCCTCTACATGGTCGGCGAGCGCGGGCGCGAGCTGTTCGTGCCGCGAACGCCGGGGATGATCCTGCCCGCCGATGTGACCGATGGGCTGATGGGCGGCGGTGGGCAGCGCGTTGACGTGCATGTGACCGCCTCGCCCGAACTCATCGTGACCTCGATTGTCGCCGGCCAGCAGGCGGGCGCCGCTGCGGCGGGCGGGGTGGTGCGGCGTGCGACGCGCGGGCAGCTGATGCGGAGCCGCGGCTGATGGCGATCGTCCCCTTCCCGCGCGACATTTTGCGCAGCGCCGCCTGGTCGCAGGCGCGCGGCCGGGCGCTGGTGCAGCAGTCGGCCTTTTCGGGCCGCTCGCGGCAGCTCGATTTCGGCGTCGCGGCGCGCTGGCAGGCCGAGTGCGAGCCGATCCCGGCTTTTTCGGGCAGCGATCAGGCGCTTGCGATCGAAGCCTTCGAGGCGGCGTGCCAGCTGCCGGGCAATCACTTCCGCCTGCCGGCCGGCGAGGCGGGCCAGCACGGCCCTACTGCCAATCTTGTTGGCAACTCCGAGCTTGAGTTCGGGACTGCCGGCTGGATCGTGCCCTCAGACGTTATTCGGCTAGCCTCTAACGGCAGTCTCTTGGAAGTTGAGAATGTTTTCATCGCCCTAGGCGGTTCGGCGCGAAGCATTGAGGCCAACTCGGGCTCCGGGGTGGCGGTGACGCCGGGCGAGACCATCCTGTTCCAGACATGGGCCTATCGGCACACGGCGGCCAACACGGCGGTGGCTGTGCTGAATTGGCGCGACGTCGGCGGCATTGATTTTGGCTCGGCCGGTATCGTCCTCAACCCGGCGGTCGGGCAATGGGTCTATTTCGCGATCGTTGCGACCGTTCCCGCTTCGGCCGCGACGGCCCGCATCCGCTATGATGTGGACGCGGCAGGCGCCGGTTTTGCGGGGCTGGGGGGGCTATGGGCGGGGCGCGTTCCTCGCCGTGCGGCAGTCGACGGGGCGGCGAATGCGGGCCGAACGCTTTCGCTCTCCGGGCTTGGGCCCAACCTCCTCAACCTGCGCGCGGGACAGTTCCTCACCGTGCTGCTTCCGGGCGGTGACGAGCAGCTGGTTCGGCTGGCGGCCGATCTGATCGCGAATGGGTCCGGGCTCGGTGCGGCGAGTCTAGTCTCTCCGCTTCGTCGGACGCCGGAGGCTGCGGCTGCGATCGAGCTGGACAAACCCTGGGGATTGATGCGCGCGACCCATGCCCCCGGCTGGAACGTCGAGCCGGGCGCGGTGCGCGGCTACCGGCTGGCCTGCGAGGAGGCGTTCTGAGATGGCGCTCGCCAACGTCGATCTGTCCGCCGCCGTCGTCCGGCCGGCGATCCTGCTATTCGCCGATTTCGTCGACGAGCCACTGCGCTACGCGCTGGCCCCCTTCCCGCTCACCGTGCCCGGGGGGCTGACCGACGCCGACGCCGACTGCGCCGGCTTCACCTTCACCTCGCTCGGAGACGACGTGCTCGACATTTCGCCGGTCGATCACGGCGAGGGCGGCACCGACGCGGTGACGGTGAGCTTCGCGTGCACACCCGGTCAGCCCGAATTGCAGGCGGCGATTGACGATATTTCGCTCTACCAGGGCCGGCTGTTCCGGCTGTGGCTAGTGCTGCACGACGGCGCCGGCACCGTCACGGCGATCAGCCCGAGCCTGGGTTACACCGGCTACATGGTGGCGCCGCGCCAGACGGTGGATCCCGAGGCCGGGGCGTGGCGCTTTTCGATGCAGGTGGAGAATTGGCTGGCGCTGTTCGGCGGCGCGCCGAGCCGCACCTACCTGACGCAAAAGGTCTACGACGCCGCCGACGAAAGCGCCAACGCCAGTGCCGGCAACGCCAACAGCGCGCCCGGGATCATCGGCGGCGGCGCGCTGGCCGACGCGGTTGGGCGATGGGCGCAGCAGCGATGAGGCCGCGCGAGGAATTCGCGGCCAGCGAAAAACTGGTTCGGGTGCCCGACTGGGAGCCGCGGCTGGCAGCGGAAATCGAGCGCTGGGCGGCGCTGAGCTACGCCTGGGGCACCGCCGATTGCGGGCGGTTTGCCGCCGCCTGCGTGGAGGCGGTGACAGGATCGGCGCTGTGGCCGAAGCTCCCGCGCTACGGCAGCGAAGCCGGGCTGGCGCGGGCGTTGGGGCGCGGCGGATTTTCGACGCTGGGCGAGGCGGTGAGCGCTTGCCTGGGCGAGCCGATCCCGCCGCTCGCCGCGCACCGGGGCGACGTGCTCTGGGACGGGCAGGCGGTGGGCGTGCTGGGCTTCTCCGGGCCGCTGGTGTTCGCGCACGAGGGGCTGGTGCAGGTGGCGCGCGAGAGCCTGGTTAGCGCCTGGGCGGTGGGGCGGGTTTTGGAGCCGGCCGGTGGGTAAGGCGGTCAAGACCGGCCTGAAGGTGGCGCTGGTGGCCGGGGCGGCGGTGCTTGCTTTCGTGCCGGGCGCGGCGCCGGCGGCGGCGGCGATCATCGCCAGCACGCTGGGCGTGTCGGCAGCGGTGGCCGCGACGATCGTTGCTGTCGGCACGAGCCTGTCATTCGCAGTGGGATCGACCGCGTTCCTGCCCGGGGCCCGCCGCGGCGGCCTTGTCGCTTTCGACCCCAAGGCGATCAACATCGACAAGGCGAGCCCGCGCAAGCTCGTCTTCGGGCAGACGCTGTTCCCGCTCGACCTGCGCTACGCCGAGCCCTCCTCGGACACGAGGCAGGAGTATTTCAGCTACGTCTTTGCCCTCGCCGCGCACAAGAGCCAGTCGGTCGACAGCATCTACATCGAGGACAAACTCGCCTGGACTTCGGCCGGCGGGGCGCAGGGGATCTACGCCGGCTACCTCACCGTCGAAGTGCGGCTCGAGGCCGGGGCCGGCGCCACGCATACGGTGGAGGCCGGCGCCACCTGGAACGGCACGACGCGCCTGACCGGTTGCACCACGATAAAGGTGCAGGTGAAGCGCAGCGACAATTCGAAAACCAGCCAGTCGCCGTTCGCATCGGGGATCGCCGGCCGCTGGTCGGTGATCGGCAAGGGGATGCCCGTCTACGATCCGGCGCGCGACTCCACCGTGCCCGGCGGCAGCGGCAGCCAGCGCGCCAATGACTGCACGACCTGGGCCTACACCGCGACCGTCGACCGGGGCAACAACCCGGCGCTGCAGCTGCTCGCCTATCTGCTCGGCTGGCGGGTGAACGGGGTGGTGAGCGTCGGCCTCGGCATCCCGCCGGCCCGGCTAAACCTGCCGAGCTTCGCCGCGGCGGCGGCCATTTGCGACGAGGCGGTGGCGCTGGCCGCCGGCGGATCGCACCGGCGTTACGAGGCGGGGAAAGCCTACACCGACGCCGACGACCCCGCCGGGGTGATTACCGAGCTGCTCGACGCGATGAACGGCTATCTCGCGCACGACGGCGGCCGGCTGGCGCTGCGGCTCGCGACCAACGACCTGACCGCAGAAGTGGCGTTGAACGAAGACGATTTCCTGTCCGCCTTCGAGTGGTCGCCGCAGCCCGATCTGGGCGAGCAGTTCACCGTGGTGCGCGGGCGCTTCGCCCAGCCCGGCGCGCCGTCGCTCTACAGCCTCGCCGATTATCCCGACGTGGCGACCGGGCGCGCCGGCACCGTGCCGCGCGTGCTGGCGCTGGAACTGCCCGCCGTGCAGGATATTCGCCGCGCCGAGCGGATCGCCACGCAGGTGGCGCGCCGCTCGATGCACGCCGGCACGCTGACGGTGACGCTGGGCGTGCGCGGCTGGCTGCTCAGGCAGCACATGGTGGTGAGCGTCACTTCGGCAGCGCGCGGGATTACGAACAAGCTGTTCCGGGTGCGCGGGCTCACCCTGAACCCGGACGCGACGGTGACGGTGGAGCTGCGCGAGGAGGCCGCCTCGATCTACAGCTGGGCGACCAGCGAGACGGGCAACCTGGCGCCGGTGAGCCCGGTGACGCACGACACGCGGCTGGCGGCGAGCTGGCTGATGGCGGGGATCGAACCGGCGGCGACGCGCAACGCCGACATCGGCGATTGGGCCAGTCTCGCGATTGGCGCCGCGATCGGCGTCGGCGACGAGGCGCAGGATCAGGGCAGCACTTGGGGCGCTATTTCGGCGCACAGCAAGACCGCGATGAACGGCCCGCCGACGCTGCCGACGACCAGCAACGCGACCTGGCGGCTGCGGGCGAAGGTGGGGGACACCGGCCCGGCTGGCCCTTCCGGCCCAACCGGCCAGGACGTGGCGCTGGGCTTCTCGGCGTCGTCGATCATCCGCTTCACGCTGGGCCCATCGGGCTCTCGGCTTGTCTCCGGGCAGGCGATCCTCGATGTGCCGACCGGATCGGGCTCGGCCTACGTGCAAATCGAGTATCGCGAGGAGGGCGGAAGCTGGACGGCCAGCAACGGCGCCACCGAGACGTACGACGTTGGCGAGCCGGCGCAGCCCGCGCACGAGGTGATCGTTTCGAACGGCAACCCGGTCGCCGCGGCCTTCGAGGTGCGCGGCACCTGCGTGCGCTCGAACACGAACTCCGGGCCGCTCACCGCGTCCCGCTCGAAGCTGTTCGTCTGATGCCCTGGCTGGTTTTCAACCTCGCGACCGGCGCCGAGGTGCGGCAGGTGGCCGACGGGGTAAACCCCAACCCCAGCGGCAATGAGGGCGTGGTGCTGATGCCGGCCTCGGCGGTGCAGGTGCCGCCGCTTAGCTTGTGGTCGGCGGCGCGGCGCGGCTTTGTCGACGCGCCGGCTCACACGATGGCCCAGCGCGCCAGATCGGGGTGGGAAATGGCGGTGCTGGAGGCGGCGTTCGAAATGAGCGCGCTCGCCGCGGTCGCGGTGCCCGGCCTCGCCTTCGTGCCGCTGCCGGGGCTGCGCTACGAGATCGAGGGGCGGTTCCTGCTGCAGGCGGCCGTCGCCACGACCGGGCCGCGCCCGGGGGTCAGCTGGCCGACGGGGCTGGTGGACGGCGCCGCCGAGCTGTCGGCGCCCAACAGCGCGACCGCCGGCGCCTTCGTCTGGCTGCGCGCCGGGCAGGCGGGGTTTGCGGCGTCGACCGGCGTGCCGAGCGCGAACCAGAGCTGGCTCGGCCGGCTGTCGGCAGTGCTCCTCGCCGGCCCCTCGGTCGCCGGCGCCTTCCAGGTGACGCTGGCGAGCGAGATCGCCGCCTCGGCGGTGCGGATGATGCCGGGCAGTCTCCTTCGCTGGCGGGAGATTTGACGGTGGTTTTGAAGGAATCGCGATGCTGAAAGAGTGGCTGCAGGATGTGAACCTCCTGCTTCTCCCGCTCATTGCCGCCGTCGGCGCCTTCGGGCGCGAGGTCGTTGAATGGGTGCGCGGCCGGCGGACGGATGCTGCGCAGGCCCAGCGCTCCGACATGGAGGTGGGCAAGGCCCTTCGCGACGAGCTGCTGGCCGAGATCGCCCGGCAGGACGCGAAGATCGACAAGGCCGACGAGGAGTGCCAGCGCCGGCTGGACGCGATCGACAAGCGCATGCGCGCGGTGCAGGCCGAGGCCGACCGCGCTGGCGAGGAAGCCCGCAGCCTGCGGGCCGCGCTCGACCATGCCGAGAAGCTGATCGCGACGCTGAAGAAGCAGGTCGCCGAGCTCACCAAAGCGGTGAAGTGACGGCCCACGCTGCCGCGGGCGATCGCCGCGAGGAGGCTGGCCTGGCTGAGCTATTCCGACGGGAGGGCGCCATGAGCCTGCAAAACCAGATACGCCTGCTGCAGACGCGCGCGGGGGTGACCGCCGACGGCGCCATCGGGCCGGCGACCATCGCGGCCATCAATGCAGCGCTCGACCGGGCCGCGCCAACGCCCAGGGCCATTCCGGTCGCCACGGCAGTGGGCTGGCGCCATGCGATGCAGGCGCGGCTCGGCGTTCCGGTGGACGGCATCATTGGGCCCGGCACCTATCGGGCGCTGTTCCGCTACATGGCGAGCGGCGACGTGCAAGGCGAGCGGATCGATGCGCTGGCGGGGGGCGCCGCGCGCCGGCTGCCGGAGTTCGGGATCGATGCCAATCCCAACCGGCTGATGGAGTTCTTCGGCGAGACGGCGCACGAAAGCGGCGGCTGGCGGTGGCTGGAAGAGATCGCCAGCGGCGCGGCCTATGAAGGGCGGCGCGACCTGGGCAACACGCAGGCCGGCGACGGCAGGCGCTTCAAGGGACGCGGGCTGATCCAGCTGACGGGGCGCGACAATTACGCGCGCGCGAAGCGAGAGACGGGCTTGCCGCTGATCGAGCGGCCCGAGCTTGCAGCCGAGCCTGAGAACGCGGTGCTGTGCGCTTGCCTCTACTGGCGCTGGCGCGACCTCAACGCACTCGCCGATCTGTCGCAGTCGACCCGGATCACCCGGCGCATCAACGGTGGCACGAACGGGCTCGCGGACCGGCGCGAGCGCAAGGCGAAGATGGCGAGGTTGTTCCGATGATGAACCGATGGGGCGACCCGCGCGTCGCAATATCCTTTGCGCTGATTGCGATCTTCGCAGTGGCCGTTTTCGACCCACCCGACGACGAGCAGATGAAGGCGGCGGCCATCAACCTGGTCATCATGGCAATCGGCTATTGGATGGGGGCTGCGAAGTCCAATGAGCAGGCGACCGAGAACACCGGCAAGGCGTTCGATGCCATCGCGGCCGCTGCCAACAGCGTGCCGCTGGCAGCCTCGGAAGCCGGCGCCGCAAAGGCTGCCGACAGGGTTGCCGATGCCGCAGTGACCAAGGCCGCCGAGATCAAGGGTGAAGTCGACGACGACGACGACGACCCGCTGCTTCCGCCGTGGAAAGAGGAGGATGATCGATGATGGCTGCGCTGTCCCCGATCCTGCGCCCTGGGCGACCCTGCCGGGCGTGCTGCCCCCGAGGGAAGGCTAAACTTGGGCCGACTTGATCTGCCACAACTCCCACAGCGCTGGATCCATCGGCTGTTCGCCGGCCTCCCAGCGATACCATGCGACCTGGCCGCGATAGACGAGCGCAGCTGCCTCTCGCGCCGACAGGCCGGACGCCTGCCGAGCGGCGCGGATGGCCTCGGGCGCAGGGTTTGAGGCCCGGCGGCTGCGGTTGGGGTGGTTGGTCATGCGCTAGGTCAACCCAACGCGGGCCAGCTCGCCGGCATCGGGAGCGAACGTCCGGCCGATGCCCCAGCCCTCGAAACTGCCGTCCACGTCAATCGTCAGGCGAGCATTGGCGCGCTGCTCGGCGAGGGACTGCCCGCAGGGCGGGCCAAGCAGCAACTCGGCGCTGTAAACCTTGCCGCCCTCGATCACGATCTCAAGCGTGCGCGGCGCCAAGTCGTCGATGTAGCCGTCGTCCATAAAGTCGCCCTTGATCCGGTGGGTCGTGCTGTTGGTCAT